GTAAATTAGGTCAAGAACTAAGAGATTTACAGGATAAAATGGAAAGTGATGATATTAAGTACATTTTAAATATGGTTATTTCCGCGGTTAAATTAGATAATTTAGACGATGAAGATATTGAAGAAATAGGAAAGAAATTCGAAAGAGAAGAAGAGGAAATGGGTTCTGAAGAACCATCCGCTGAAGATGAAGTTCCTTCTGAAGAACCTGCGGTAGAACCCGAAGCAGAAATGAATGAGTACGACTCAATGGATGCTTTAGAATCTTTTATTAACACACCTATTGAAGCAGAAGAAATTAATTTATCAAACTATTCAGACTTGGGTAGTATAGAAGAGAAAGACGAACTAAAAGAATTGGATTTAGAAGAAATAAAAAACGATATAAATCAAGCAATTGGTGAAAGATTAAGTAAATATTTTAACTAAAATGAATCTAATTTATGTCAATGAAATTGGTTCCGATTATAAAGGTCAGAAACAATATGAATTTATTTTTAGTGATTCATCTGAAATTGACATAGATGAGTGGTTCGTAATACCCGCATCTGCAACCGCAAAAACAAAATCTCCTGATATTGAATATGTCAAATTGGTGGGTCTTTTAAAGAACACTGATTTAGATTTAGAATTAATTCAAAACTCCGATTATTTCGGAGTTATTGATGCTGTGGATGGTGTGATTGCGTTAGCGTGGGAAAAGTTTGATATTGAAGTGGAAGTTAATAGACTGACCTTTAAATTTGGGGAGTCGATGGAAAATGTTACAAAAAAATTAAAACAAAGAAGTTACATTCTTTTAAAAGAAGAAATAAAATTCAAAAACGTATGAAAAGGTCAACATTAGTAGAGAAATTAATCAAGGAAGGAATGTCAGAAAAGACATTAGTTAGGTTTACTGATAAACAACTTTTAGAGTTATCTGAAAGAATGTTAGGTGAAGGTTTGACGGCAACAATGGCTGATATTTCAAAAAGTCCCGCATTACAAGCTGCTGCTAAAGACCCAAAACAAAACATTAGGGTTGTCGGTGAGGATGAAGAAGTTTCTGAAGAATTAAAAGGTAATCAAAAGAAATTAGATAAGAACCACAATGGTAAAATTGATGGTCAAGATTTTAAAATATTAAAAGGGCAGAAGAAGGAAGTTAAAAAATCTTCTGAAGTTAAAGAATGGGTTGAGAAATTAGTGGAAAATAAGTATCATAGTTTCACATCTAAAAATGAAATTATGGAATTAATAAGTGTTAAAATTAACGAATCAGATACAATGGTACAACATGGTCCTAAGGTTAAAAAAGGACATAATGGGGTTCCTGAATTTATGAGTTACGATTCGATTGTAGATGCTGCGGAACCTAAAACAGCTCCAACAACAAAACCCGCACCAACAAAGGAACCGGGTACAAAACCAACACCAAACAAAGACCCAAGAAAAACTCCATTTAGACCAGGACCTGGACCAAATCCAAAACCTAAAGCTTTAAAAGAAACTAAAAAAAGTAAATAAAATGTCATTTACAAAGAAAAAATTGTTATCTTTAATCAAAGAAAATTTGAAAGAGATGGCGATGGATTTTGATACACAGGACAGACCTGACCAAGGATTACAAGATAAGTTGGCTCAAGGAGATACGCCATTGAAAAAAGTTCCATTACCTAACACGGGAGAAGAACCTAATAAAAATTTTCAGGAATTATTGGCGTCTGAGAGATACAAAGATGTCGTTCAAAGAGTTAGACAATATACAGGTGATAACACAACATTAAGAGGTAGTGAAGGGGTTATGCCATTGGCACAGACAATGATGAACGCTCACAATCAAATCGTTAGAACTGAAAGTCAATATAGAGAACAATTAGAATCGTTGGCAATTGAATTGGTGATGAAAGAAATGGGATTAGAAGAGGGTGATGTTCAGTTTGATGCTAAAATCGTTGGTGTTGGTGAAATAAGTACTGATGATTTTAATAAAGAATCAGAACAAGGAGGAGAAGAAGAATCTCAACAAGAAGTAAACGTAGAACAAGATTTGTTCAATGAATTAGAAACGTTAAGTTTAGAAAAGGCAAAGAGACGTTTAATAAACGCAATGGTACAGGGAGCATCTAAAAAGGGTCACTACATGTATCATTATGTTGCTGAAAAAATTAGACAAATTACAGGTTCTGAAAACTTAGTAAATCAATATGGTATATTAATGTCAATTAACGATTCATTATATTGGCAGTTAAGTGATGAAACCATGCAAATGATGATGGGTGGCGGAGGAGGAGAAGCTCAAATCGGAGGGAAGGAAAGTATAGATAGACAAACTGACCCACCGACAATCGTTGCCAGAGGTGTTAACTTTCCAATATTAGTTCATGAATTAATTAAAGGGGTTATGGAGTTATTGGCAATTCAAGGTAGACCAAAAGATGAAGAAGGTAATGAAGAAGATTTTACCGATATTGAAGATAGTGAAGATACATTAGAAAAAGAAATGTGGGACTTAAGATTAGGTCCCGCAATTTGGGAAAGAGTTAGAAGACAGTTTCCTGAGGAAGTTTTAGTCGACGAAGAAAAATATAAAATTCAATTGTTATTATTTTCACACATTATTCAAAAACCAGCGAAGGAGTTTTTAATATTAATGAAGGAAATTATTTCAGGTTCAGAAAATGGTAAAAATTTAATGGGTTTATTATATAGAGCAATTGAACAAGAATTACAGGATTACGATTACACAGAAACAATGAATCAGTTCGATGATAAGTTAAACAATATCAGTGATGAAACTGATGATGATGATTTTGACGATTTTTTAGGTGGTATGGGTATACGTAGACCTGACTAAGAATAATACAAAGGAGGTTTTTAACCTCCTTTTTTGTATTTATACATATATGAATTCTAAATTAGAACAGTTAAAAGAATATGCGAAGATAATGAAAGACGTTCCTTATGCGTTAAGGACCTATCTTCAAACATATGACAACACTCAAAAAAAATACGTTCCGTTAGAGTTATTTCCTGACCAAATTCAGTTAATAAATGACTATGAAACATATAATGAGAATATCACAAGAAAATATAGACAGGCGGGGGTAACCACCGTAACTGCGGCGTGGATTTCTCACAAACTACAAACAGCAAAGGCAACAGAACCCGAAAGAGTTTTATTAATCGCTAATAAGAAAGATACTGCGGTGGAAATGGCGAATAAAGTTCGTCACTTCTTAGAACAATGGCCAGATTGGATTAATGTTGGGTTCTCAGTAGATAAAAACTCTGAAAGTCGATTCAAATTAAATAATGGATGTGAAGTTAAAGCGGTGGCAACATCTGCCGATGCCTTACGTGGTTATACACCTACCATACTTGTATTTGATGAGGCAGCATATATTGAAGCTGGTGACGATTTTTGGGCAGCATCTATGGCGTCCCTATCAACGGGAGGTAAGATTATCCTTGTATCAACTCCAAATGGATATGACCCTATCTATTACGGTGTTTACGACCAAGCAATTCGTGGAGTGAATGATTTTCATATTACCGATTTAAGGTGGTTTAAAGACCCTCGTTATACTAAAGACTTACGTTGGGTTAAGTGTCAGGATATCTGTCACTACATGTTAAATAGAGAACAATATGACGACAATGAAGTTGTGTTGTACGATTTTGATATGGAAAAATATCAAGAATTGGAAGAGGGAGGATACAAACCGTTTTCATCTTGGTTTGAATCAATGTCTAAGAAATTTAAATATGATAGACGTAAGATTGCTCAGGAATTAGAATGTGACTTTTTAGGTTCGGGTGATGGGGTTATTCCCGGAGACGTCCAAGAGAATATTGCTAAAAATATGATTCGTGTACCTAAAGAGAAATACATGCAAGGTACGTTTTGGCAATGGAAAGAACCAATTCAAGGTCATCGTTATATTATGGGTGTCGATGTAAGTAGAGGGGATAGTGAGGACTTTTCTGCGATTAGTATTATCGATTTTGATGAGAGGGAACAAGTCGCCGAATATATTGGTAAAATACCGCCGGACGATTTAGCATCGGTGGCTTATAAATGGGGTATACTGTACGAAGCGTTTATTGTTATTGATATAACGGGAGGTATGGGAGTTGCCACATCGAGAAAATTACAAGAAATGAATTATAAGAACTTATATATTGATGGTATTAATACCAAAAACATATGGGAGTATAATTCGAAGGCTATGGAAAAAATACCAGGTCTTAGTTTTAATAATAAAAGAACACAAATTGTTGCGGCGTTTGAAGAACAGTTAAGAAAAGGATTTGCGGTAAGGTCAAGTAGATTATTAAATGAACTTAATACGTTCGTATATTTGAACGGTAGACCCGACCACATGAAGGGGACTCACGATGATGCGATTATGGGGTTATCAATGGCTTTATATGTCGCGGATATGTCTTTCAATCAATTGGAAAAAAATGAAAACGCAAATAAGGCTATGTTGGACTCTTGGACTATGTCCGAAAGAACATACGAACCAAATAAGTCGTTTTATTCTTATGGTACAGCATTTGACCAAATAGGGTCTATGGGAATGGATAATAATCAAATTTATTATCAAAATAACCCATCTGGTGTTCCAAAAGAGGCGTATAAAGAATATTCTTGGTTATTTGGTAAATCGAAATAGTCTTTTTAATCCAAATAAAAAAGTATATATTCTTAAAGAAAACTATTTATAAACATGGCAGATCAGAATCTAACAGTTTTTCAGAAATTAACCAAGATGTTCGGATATCCGGGTCAAACGAAAGTTGACAAGACTCCGTCATTTAATTTCAGTAAAGACGAATTATTAAAAACAGATAGTAGAGAAGAATATGAAAAGGCAATGTTGCAAGCACAACAAAGTTCTTACATTGCGGATAAGTGGACAAAACTTGACCAATCTCTATATAATCAATCGGTATATTATGAACCAAATAGAATATCAGCGTATTATGACTATGAATCTATGGAGTTCACACCTGAAATTTCCGCCGCTTTAGATATCTATTCTGAAGAATCTACAACAATGTCTGAGAAGGGTCAAATATTAACAATATATTCTGATTCCGAAAGAATCAAAGGAATATTGGAAGAATTATTTTATGACAAGTTAGACATCAATACAAACTTACAAATGTGGACAAGAGGTCTTTGTAAGTATGGTGATGATTTTGTTTATTTAAAAATAGACCCCGAGAAAGGAATTGTTGGTTGTCAACAACTTCCAAATATTGAGATTGAAAGAATCGAAGGTGCCGCATCAAAACAACCAACTCAAACTAGAGACACTAAAGTACCATCAAGAGAATTAAGATTTAATTGGAAAACCAAAGAAATGGAATTCCAAGCTTGGGAAATAGCACACTTTAGATTATTAGGTGATGATAGAAAGTTACCTTATGGTACTTCTATGTTAGATAAGATTAGACGTATTTGGAAACAACTTTTACTTGCTGAAGATGCGATGTTAATTTACAGAACATCAAGAGCACCTGAGAGACGTGTATTCAAAGTATTCGTTGGTAATATGGATGATAAGGACATTGAACCTTACGTACAACGTGTAGCGAACAAATTTAAAAGAGATCAGATTTCTGACCCACGTAACGGTCAAGTAGATATGAGATATAATCAAATGGCGGTTGACCAAGATTATTTCATACCTGTTCGTGACCCATCACAAACAAACCCAATTGAAACATTACCCGGAGCACAAAATTTAGGTGAGATTGCCGATATTGAATATATTCAAAAGAAATTATTGGCTGCGTTACGTATACCTAAAGCATTTTTAGGATTTGAGGAGGTTGTTGGTGAGGGTAAGAGTTTAGCATTAATGGATATTCGTTTTGCTCGTACAATTAATAGAATTCAAAAATCTTTAATTCAAGAGTTAAATAAAATCGCATTAATACATCTTTACCTAACGGGAATGGAAGATGAATTAAATAATTTTAATTTATCATTAACAAATCCATCGGCACAATCTGATTTATTACGTATTGAACAATGGAAAGAAAAAATCACTTTATATAAAGATGCAACTTCTGACCAATCACAAGTTGGTATATTACCTGTGTCACATACATGGGCTAAAAAGAATATCTTGGGTATGAGTGAGTCTGAAGTTGTTTTAGACTTACAACAACAAAGACTTGAAAGGGCGA